GACGATTCTGTGAGGAACACGCCAAACTGGATGCAAAAAACTATGAACGCTATGACCGCAGCCCAGAGACACGCAAACGCTATGACCACAAGTGGCGGAAGATCAGAAAAGAGTTCCTTGACACCCACCCCTTCTGCGCCTTGTGCAGACAGGAAGGGAGAATGACCCAAGCAACCCTGGTCCACCACATCAGGGCGGCAAGCGAAGGCGGTTCGAACGATGAGGGAAACCTCATGGCGCTGTGCTCTTCCTGCCATTCGCGCCTCCATGCACAGCGTGGGGACCGATGGAACGTTAAAAGATAACTATATGTAGTGCTACTCCTAGGGGTATTCAAATCTCTACACCATATATGGTGTACAGCGGGCAGGGGCATTCACGCGTAAAAATTCATAATCAAACGGGGGATTGACCCCCTCATAATCGAAGGCGGTGCAACATGGCAAAAGACGGTACAAACCGTGGCGGTGCCCGCGTCGGTGCAGGGCGAAAACCCAAGGCTCTCTCACAGAAAATTCACGAGGGTAAGAGTGCTCTCGTAGTGGAACTCCCCGATGCACCGGAACTGGAAGGTGCACCAATGCCACCGGTGAAACATTACATGACAACCGACCAGAAGAACGGTCAGGACTTTGATGCAGAGGAAGTCTACAAAGAGACATGGGAGTGGCTCAAAGGTAGACGCTGCGAGGATTTGATAAGTCCTCAGCTCTTGCAGCAGTATGCGATGGCCGTCGCCAGATGGATCCAATGCGAGATGGCGATCAGCGAGTACGGGTTCCTTGCCAAGCACCCTACCACAGGAGCCGCAATAGCTTCTCCGTATGTGGCGATGAGCAGGGAGTACATGAAACAGATCAACCAGATATGGTATCAGATATTCCAGCTTGTGAAGGAGAACTGTTCCAGTGAATTCCAAGGAGCAAGTCCCCAGGATGATCTGATGGAACGCCTCCTTACTGCACGTAGAAAGCACTAGACAATCAAACATCCAAAGGAAATCAAACATGAAGAACTACCTCACCTCAGAGAGTGTCTGCCAAGGACATCCGGACAAGCTGTGCGACTACATAGCCGACTCAATTCTTGATGCCTGTCTGAGCATCGATCCGTATTCAAGGGTTGCCTGCGAGGTCATGGCCACCAAGGGAAAGGTAATTGTCGCCGGTGAGATCACCAGCAGCCGACGGATAAACGTACGTGACACTGTCCGCAATGCCCTTCGCGAAAGCGGCTATGATCCCAAGGACTTCACAGTCAGTGTATTTCTGCACACACAAAGCCCTGACATAGCAGGTGGTGTGGATTCGGCATTGGAAGTCCGAGGTACTGATGATGCAAATCCAGAGTTGGGTGCAGGGGACCAGGGAACGGTGTACGGGTATGCTACCGACGAGACACCCACCCATATCCCCCTGCCTCTTGAGCTCGCCCACCGTATCTGCAGGCTTCTGGATGAGAGTCGCAAAAGCGGGTCCATCCTTGGCATCCACAGTGACGGCAAGGCTCAGGTATCAGTCGAGTATGAAGACGGCAAGCCCGCGAAGGTAGGGGCAATCATCGTCTCAGTGCAGCATGACAGGGACAAGAACCCGGAGGCCCTCAGGAAAGAAATCATCAAGGAGGTCCTCCACCCGGCTTTCAGTGACTTTCCCTACGATGCGCATACCCAGATCCTGATCAACCCTTCCGGCCGGTTTGTAGAAGGAGGACCTGGTGCCGACACCGGCCTGACAGGGCGCAAGATCATGGTGGACACTTACGGCGGCCTTGCCTTGCACGGGGGAGGAGCCTTCAGCGGAAAGGATGCGACAAAGGTGGACCGCAGCGGAGCCTACATGGCCCGTCTGATAGCCAAGAACATTGTAGCCGCCAAGTTGGCAAAAAGGTGCGAGGTCGCCATCTCATACGCCATCGGCAAGGCCAATCCGGTTGCAGTGAATGTACACACATTCTCGACTGGAACAGTAAGTGATGAGAAGCTTGCCCAAGCCGTGACCAACGTATTCGATCTCAAGCCCAAAGCCATCATCGAGCACATGGGATTGCGCAACCCGATATACAGCCTCACCTCCTGCTACGGCCATTTCGGCAACGCACTCTTTGCGTGGGAACAGGTCACAAGACAGTGCTCAGAAGCGCTCAGGGAGGAATTGGAACATGACAATTGAGAAGAAACACATCAATGAGCTGCTGCCGGCCGACTACAATCCACGCAAGGATCTCAAACCCGGAGATCCTGAATATGAGAAGCTCAAGCGCTCGATCGAGCAGTTCGGCTACGTGGAACCGGTGATCTGGAACAAGAGCACTTCCCGTGTGGTAGGCGGGCACCAAAGACTGAAAATCCTCAAGGATGCAGGTCATACCGAACTCGCCTGCGTGATCATAGAGCTCACTGAAGAAAAGGAAAAAGCACTCAATATTGCGCTGAACAAGATCAGCGGAGACTGGGACAAGGACAAGCTCGCCCTGCTCATCGCAGACCTGCAGGGGGAGGACTTCGACATTTCGCTCACCGGCTTCGAGCCTGCGGAAATTGACGACCTGTTCAAGGATACCCTCGCAGACGGCATACATGACGACGACTTCGATGTCGAGGGTGAGCTTGAAAACCCTGCCATCACAAAGAGCGGAGACCTCTGGAAACTGGGAAGACACCGCCTGGTTTGCGGCGACAGTACCAAGGCAGAGACATTCGAGCTGCTGATGGGCGGTGACAAGGCCAACCTGGTGGTCACAGACCCGCCCTACAACGTCAATTACGAGAGCCAGGCAGGCAAGATCAAGAACGACAATATGACAGGTGATGCCTTCGGCCAGTTCCTGCTTGATGCTTTCACGAACACCGCAGCACATATGGCTGACGACGCTTCCATCTACGTGTTCCACGCAGACACCGAGGGCCTGAACTTCCGCAAGGCTTTCAATGCGGCGGGGTTCTACCTCTCGGGTACCTGCATCTGGAAGAAGCAGTCGCTGGTGCTCGGCCGATCCCCCTACCAATGGCAGCATGAACCGGTGCTCTTCGGATGGAAAAAGAAAGGCAAGCACCTGTGGTACACGGGGCGCAAGGAATCCACCATCTGGGAGTTCGACAAGCCCAAGAAGAATGCTGATCACCCGACCATGAAACCGGTGGCCCTCCTGGCCTACCCGATCATGAACTCGTCAATGAGCAACACGTTGGTGCTCGACCCGTTCGGAGGAAGCGGAAGCACCCTGGTCGCCTGCGAACAGACAGAGCGCATCTGCGCTACCATCGAGCTCGATGAGAAGTACTGTGATGTCATCGTCAAACGCTATATCGAGTTGGTCGGCTCGGCAGAAGGCATCACCGTCCAGCGTGACGGGCTGGAGTATTCCTACGATGAGCTGGCGGGAAAGGGGGCCCAGGATGGATGAGCGCGACCTTATTGTGACGATCACGGTGTGCCTGTTCGGCTCGGGAGGCTTAGTGCTGTGGATGCTCAATCGCCTGACCAAGAGAAGCGATGATCGCCTGAGTTACGCGAAGGACCTCAAGGAGATCAAGAACACCATACACCTGATCCAGATGGGACTGGTCATGGCCCTCGAGAACGACAAGGTCATATTCAAGTCCCTGCGGACTCATGAGATCAACGGGGAGAGCGAGGAGCAGGAGAAGAAGATGGACGACTACTTCCTGTCGCTGCTCGGCTCCAAAGGAGAACGATGATGTACCTGACAGCAATACTCCTGGTCTTTGCCGCCTTCCTGGGTCTGGCAATGGAGCTGTACAAGAAGACGCTGCGCAAGGACAAGGCGGGAGAACTGGAGATCAAGGGTGTGGCGCTTTGCTGCTCGGCTCTGCTCGGATTTGTCACGTTCAGGATACTGGCAGGGACTGGATTGGACGGGGGGTTGAACCCAAACGGCTACCTCACCGTCCTGTACACGATCACAATCTACCTGCTGCAGCTTCCAGCTTGCATGGCATTCTGGAAACCACTGCTCAAGCGGTTCATGGAGAGAAAAATTGATGGATGAGATAATGCGGATCCTTGTACTCATCATACTGGGCCTTGCAGGTATCACCAGATTCCAGGCGAAGAAAACCAAGGACCTCAAAAAGGAGGTCCAGAAAGCCCAGGACACCTTCACGCTCAAGGTGAAGGAAATGGATAGAATCAATGAAGTACAGCAGAAAATCACAGACATCTCACAGGAGAAGTCTCCTGAGAAGATCGAACCTCCTGAAAGTGGCGATGTTGATGGCCGCCTTGCTCGTCTCAACCGCCTGCACGAACATTCCAACAGAGGTGCCGAATGATCCATATCGGGACATCCTCATCTCAATGGTGCCCGAGACGCCAAGTCCCCCTCCCTTCCCGACTCTCCAGTGGTCATACAAGGATGGGAAATACTGCATAGGGGAAAGTGATGCCGACAGGCTCCTTGATTACGGTGAGAATGGAATCCCCCTCTTCACCCATGAGCTGGAACAGTACCAAAGGAAGATGCTCCTCATATTGGAAGCGTTGAAGCAAAAACCCTAGGCAATGGACTTGCCTTTTGCCAAAACATACGCAATCAATGCAGCCTGA